TTCCGCAAAACATTTGTTTGCGTTGGGATTAGTATGAACCTAATTACTGACGGCGCAACAACCTTTTGGCGTGTCGTTTATAACGATTAGATAACGCCAATATCCTCAACCTGATCGATATGATCATCAATCGTGCGTGGCTGATAATCGGTTTCACGCCCCATAGGACTTTCCAAGAGCTGTAAATGAGCCATCTTTGTTTATTGGGATCATTTGCACACTCATATTTTTGCCATCCCAGTCGAGTATAACGATACCCATTTGCCAATTAGCCAAGCCTTTTGTATAACTGGCTTTTGCCCTGTTCATAAGGTTGCCAGTTTCAACCCCATAAAGGGGTCTGTAAGCCCCGTAGAGCCCCTCAGAATAGGCGGATGTACCCAACCTATGGGTATGACCACAAACCACGCTCTTACCAGCCTTTTTAGCCAAATTTAGGGCAGTCTGTCCAGCGTTCTGAGATATGTTGGCTTCATCGCCATGAGCCAAAATCCAGCCCTTCTCAAATTCGTAAAATGTTTTGTGAAAGGTAATGCCCATAGACTCAAAATCCATAAACTTGGCATATTGCAATTCGGGCAGACTTATGAGTCCAGGAACTTTTAATAAAGTGTTATAAAGGCGATCAGTATGATTACTGCGGATAATGTGAGCTTCTCGGCTGTGCTCTGTGAGAGCCCAAAGTATCTCTTGGGTAGAGCTGCGGTCATCATCCAAAGTTTGTTGATAAGCCAAAGGTGTTTTTTCAGCCCAACGACTAATTGTTTGAAAATCAATTTCATCACCGACACAAAGAACACTATCGAATCGCTCCCTTTTTGCTAACTTAATAACATTTTTAACTGCTTGCTCATGATGATATGGAATCTGTAAATCACTTATTACTAAGTATCGCTTAATCGTCATCCTCATCGTCAGTTGGATCTATGGAAGGAATAATCCCGCCATCGCCTACGATCCAATCAGGAAATGTTTTATGTTCAGTCATAAGCCAAAAAGCATGTTCAGGCGTAAATCCTGCTTTTCTAGCTGCTTTATAGCATTCATGCAAAGCCATGTAATGTTGATCGATTTTACTTAATGGCTCAGGAGTGTGGCGAACTACTCTCCGATTAACCTTTTTGCGTGGTGTGCGTTTTCGTGTGTTCGCCATGATCAAATTATGACTTACTAATTAAAATAAATAATTCATCAACACGCTGTTCAAGTCGATTTAACTGATCCTTCATTGAACTGCCACCATTTGGACGCAATTCGTTAAGCCAACCTTTAATAAGAAAGCGCAGACCCAACAACAAACTTGTTAATACGGCGCAAACGCCAGCGGCAAAGCCAGCCCATTCTGTCGGTGTCATTTTTCACTAAGGCCATAATCTACTTCGCTCCCTGATTTTGGATCTAATGCTTTTGCTATTGGAGCAACGACTGCACCAAGCAATGTTGCATAAGCTGGATGAATGTCAGCCACTATTGCTAAAGCAACTGTTATTCCACTAGCTGCCACAGCTCTTAAATATGACTTAATTGCTGCTTTGTGTTTTTTGGTTAGTTTCATTAGTTGCCTTTCAGTAGTGGGATGTCAAACTCGGCTGAGTTATTGTCTTGATCTTTCTTAAAACTAATATGTAAATGATGCGTGTGCTTTGATGCACCCTTGTATTTTCGCCAACGCCAGCCAAGCACAGGGGATGCAATACGCCCATTAAATATCACATAACTAATGCGCCCTTGAGATTTCCCATAGAGTCTAATTTGATCTGCCAAATACTCTGGAATCCTTTTGTCGTCAGATAACCGAGCAGTAATATCGAGAGCACGCACGCATCCTGTTTTTGGGTCTGGGTTATGATCTGATTTTGCTGCTCGTGATAAATGTGCCAAAGAAGCCACCCATCCATCACTTTTACGATCCCTGTCGGGGTAGCAGTCATCAATTTGTTTTCTAAATTGAACAGCAGCTTTAGATAAAAATGGCTTCATTAGCCAAGTAACAATTTTGCTTCATCAGCAGTAATGCCAAGTTTGTCAAGTAATGCTTGGCGTTGTGCTTTTTTTACTTCTGCTTCAGCTTGAGCTTCTAAATCTTTTGTTTGATCTGCTTCATATTGTGCAAATTCAGCATCATTCATTTCACGACTAATTATTTCATCAGTTTCAATGTTATGAATTGTAATTATTGGACGAGATGATTTTGTCATTTTAATTTACTCCATAAGTATAAACAGTTCCACCACTAAAAGTTCCCGCACTATTCAAAATAGTAATTGAACTTATTGCTGAACCTCCAATATATAATCCAGTTCCCATTACTTGATAATTAGTGCCACCAGAAGTAATACTCATGGTGTCATATTTAACATATTTAGAACCAGTAGAAGTATAATTTGGAAGCAATATTGATCCATTTAATTTATTTATTTGAGTGCTGGAGGTAGTTACATTTCCGCCTTGCAAATAACCAGCAGAACTTGATCTTTGGTTATTGTAAGTTGCATTTTCTTGAAACACAACATTGTAATAATAATTACTTGTACTGGTATCACTATTAAATCTAAATCTAAAGTCATTTGTTCCTGAACCATAAACATCGGTTAAAAGTAAAAATAATTGTTTATAACTTCCACTTATAGATGTTATGTCCGTGCTTGAACCTGACAAAGTTGTCGTTGCTAATAAAGTCATTCCACCTGATGAAATTGTCGTCCAGGCAGGAACTCCACTAGATACAGTTAAAACTTGACCAGCAGTTCCAATTCCTAATCTAGTATTGGTGTTTGCTGTGGATGAACGATATTCAATATCACCAAGAGTTGTTGATGGATTAAGATTCTTAGTTGTTGTATCAATTGCAGTTCCAAGCGAACGAATCGCGCTGGCTCCGTCCTTAACCAATGCAGTATCGTCGGGTGTTGTCCAGCTGTAATTGGTAGTGGTTGCCATTTTATCCTTTTCCTATGCGACTATTGTAGCGTATTCCCAAGTCAGAGTGTTGCTTAAAGTGTTCCAACGCTCGGTAATTGGTGTAGTATTCCAACGCATCGCAACCTGACTGTAAGATGTTGGCGATAGCGTTAAAGTTATAAACGATTGATTGAAACTGACCGACCAAGACCAGCCCTCAACATAACCTTCAAATTCACCATTGGAAATTTGAGTTGGCAAGTTTTTGAGATTAACTGGCATTCCAATAAATGTGCCAAGCAAACTATCCCGATCAGCATCATTAATTTCTGGGTTATTGATTGGGAATGTTATTGTGTCAAATACTGGCTGCGGATAAGCGCGTTGGTTTATGTATCGATTAGCAACCGCTTGGGCATCTGTGGGATCATGCAAAACTGTGTTTATTGTTTCGGCTTTGTAGCCATAGGTTGCAATTGATGTGGCATCGCTAGCTGTTTTTTGTGAGCCAAAGTTATTGCCGTAGTTAATGTAAATGTCATTTCTAATATCGCCAGCCCTTGTCGTAGTCCGTAATCCTCGACCTAAAGCATTATTGGCACTTAACTCAACATAACCATTGGTAAGCAAATAATTTTGTCTGTGATCGGCATCGGCATAACCGACATTTCCTTGATTATCCTCATATAAATATCCAAATGCTGAATTGGCAATTTGTGCTGCTATGTTGTAAATGGTATCGGCTGATGCTGATCTGTTTTCCATCTCATAAAGTCCAGGCGTATCTATTTCACCAAGTCCAACATCTTGAGCATTTGCCCATGTTTCAGTTGCATTATAACCAGACCAAGTTTCAGCTGCTGGCACTTCATTCCAACTGTTTAACAATAAATCATCTAATAAATCTAATATCTGATTGCCATCATAATCTTGGCTTAGCACGCCATCGGTAATCGTCTTTTGTAATTTAGCCAATGCACCAAGCGCAATAATCTTGTATGCAATAACTGTGGCTCTTGATCCAGTATTTTCTACTTCAATTGTTAAATCGGTAATATTTCCACCAAATAAACTAACATAAGTTCCGCTGGTATCTTTAATCTGTAAATTAATTCCGTCATTAATGTCAAAATCGTATGTTTCGTTATTTGGAGCAATAATTGTACAACTGATGTAAGATGCCGTTGGCTGTGAATAAACATCTTGGCGACCTGCAAAATGAGTCAAGTCAGCAATTGTTACATCGGTATATTCAATACCTTCAACGCTTAATTTCCAAACACAGGTAAATGCACTCATCTAGCCTGTCCAAATGGAGTTCCTACATAAACCCCACCCCTAGCTTGTGAATTGTTTAATGTGTTGACAATTGTTCTAGCTGTTCCTTCGGCATCAATAGCACCATTAACTGTGATGTTATATTGTGGATTTCCTGCGCCATAAGTAAATGCTGAACTACCTTTTGGAACTGATGGAACGCTTGATCGATTTGCAGATGGAGCAGGATTTGGTATTGATCCGATATTTACTCCTGGAATTATATTAACAACTCTAATTAATTCGTTTGCAAGTGATACAACCAATCCAATTGCTTCTCTAATAAATGTAATAAATCCTTGAACAATTCCAATAACGCTGCTAATTGCTTTTCCAAATCCTTCGGCACTTCTTTGAGTTTCAGCAAGTCCTGCGCTCAATCCTTCATCACCAGTTAAACCAGCAATAAATCCATTTAATGCAGGAATGCCCTGATCGTTTAAGAATGTTATAAATTTTTCAATTTGTGGTAATAAAGCAACTCCAAGACTTTCTTTTGCTTCGTCAAATGCAACTTTAATTCGATCAATTTTGCCTTGGAATGTTTCAGCATTTTTAGATGCTGCTCCACCATATAAATCAGCCAATGCCTGTTGTATTTCTGTAAATGACATTGTTTTTAATTCAGCAGCTGATAAACCAAGTCCTAATCTACCTAAAGCAGTTGTTTGTCCATCATGAGCGCGACCGAGAGCTGTGGCGACTTGTTCAAGATCTTTGCCTGATCCTTTTGAAATATCTAAAGCCAAACTTAATAATTTTTGGGCTTGCTCAGTATCTTTTGTTGATACCGCCAATCTCTGCATGGCAGGACGCAACTGTTCATCTGCAACTCCAGTTGCTAAAGATGTTTGAAGGATAAAGTCCTCAGTTGCCTTTATTTGGGCATCAGTTGCCCCTGTGGCTTGTCTTAAAGCGTTGGCTAACCTTAATTGTGCCTGTTCATCTTCAATTGCTGCTTTGACCCCATCAATGGCTAATTTGCCTGCATAAGCAACAGCAGCAGCAGCAGCTACGGCAAAAGCGGCAGCAGCCTTTTTTCCATAATCGGCAATTTTGCTTGAACTTGTTTCAACCGATCCATCAGCTTCATTTAATTTCTTTTTAAGATCATCAATATCAGCTAAAATCTTTAGCGATAAAGTTCTGGTATCTCTAGCCATTATGCCCACTTATCCAATATGCGATTGTAAGCAGCTTCCCATTTATTTATTAATTCAGGCTGAATTCTGCGAAGGGTTGGATAAATGAACCATCCACGCGATCCACGACCCTGCCTTCCTGAATAATTAGGGAACTGTTTGAATTTATTTGAACCAAACTCAAGACCACCCCATAATGTCTGCGTAGTAGCACCACCTGAAAACTTTTGGCTTGCAAATCCGTATTTGAATTCACCGATCTTTGACGATTTAGATATGCGAACTCCGTCTGCAACTCTCTGAACCGCTTTGCCTGATTTTGTTCGTGTTGTAGCTGTTTGTTTAATTTCATTTGCAGCATAAGTCGCCAAAGCAAAAGATTCAGTTCTTGCTTCCTCTGTGGCTTGCTCATCCATCGCTTTGAAAGCTTTAAGAATATCGCGCAAATCTGAACGACTATAAGCAATCGTTTCATTTGCCATACCTTTGCTCCAATACTTCTATTGCTGTGTAAATATCTTCTGTTTCAACCCATTCGCTCATTGGAATTTGTGTGGCGATTGCCAACTCAACCAATAATCGACTTACGCTTCCTGCTGGATGACTTTTGGGTCAGCATCACCAACTTTGGAAACAATTTCTGCAACTGTGTCCATCCAAATCTCAAATGGTTTAATCGGTTTGCCAGCATTTTCTCTTTTGTTAGCATTCCAAGCTAAAAACATCAAATCCCAAATTCCAAGTTTTTCTTTTGCTTGGCTTATGGTATTTCCTGTTTCTCGCTCCCATTTTGCCCACTCAGGGGCTTTAGCAATATAAGTTACCTGTTCCCCTGAGTTATATGTAATTGTCAGTAATAAATTCATTTGTTTGCTCCCGTTTGCTTAATTAACTAACTGTTAATGTTGGCTTTGCTGTGCATTGTAAAGTAAAAGTTACTTCCTGTGCATCTTTACCACTTCCGTTTGGATTAGGAAAAGATGGATACAGATTACCTGTAAATACAGCACCAGTTGCAGCCGTAAATGTGTAAGCCAATGCTGTATCTGGAGCAGTTGCAGCTTTATCCCAAAGCAATTCGCAAACTGAGAATGTTGCTCCACCCGCTGATGCACCCCAATCGGCAAGAATTGTCAAATCGATTGTTGCATCATAATCGATTGTTTTGAATACACGACCATCAAGAGTTTCATACGCTTGACGATCCAATGTTGTGTTTAATGCTACTGATAATGCTTGGGCATCATAAGACTTACTATCGATAGTAAGGCTCAAATCTCGCCCTGTTACAACTGTTGTTGGCACTTTGATCTCCTTATGTTTGGTTGTAGTAAGTCGAAACCCTAATATCTGCAATTAGCAGAGTTGATGCTCCTACTTGACTGACTGTTGGTCTTTCAACTGAACTGACTTCATATCCATTTGGGATAACTGCCAGAACACTCATTATTAATTGCTCGATGTTGTCGAGCGATGCTGGATTGCTATTATAAGCAACTGCAACTGTAATCGTCATGTTAATTTTGCATTTAATTACAGATTTGTTGATTAAATCAAATTCTAAATATGGTGAATCTGGAACACACACAACAGCTGGGGGAATTACTGACTCTGGAACGAATGAATACACATTTCCTGCAACACTTGACAAAGCAGTTGCCAATGGTGTGCGAATTGATGACAAAATTGTTGATGGCATTTATTGAGCCATACTTTCAACATCTAGGTAAGCATTTAATAACCCAACGCAACGATTAAATAATGATCGACCCATTCTAAAAGGTGTAGCTGTGAAATCAACACCCTCTATTTGTCCTCCTGCTGCGACTCTTGATTGGAACACTTCGACTGATACGACATAGACAGCTGATTCAACACTTTTGTTTCCAACATAAGTTGATGCGTTAGAAAGGGTTGCAGTTCCGCTTGGTATAACATTTGCTTCATCGACATCGGCATTTGTGATCGCAGCTTCAAAGGTATATTGTCCAAGATTTGTATCAAGAACAGTTCTTGTTCCGTTGTAAGGTGATCCGCATCCTGCGATGACGACTGATTGTCCTTCGGTAAATTCATGAATTCCAAGTGTAGTAAAAGTGGCGACATTGTTAGTCAGCGACACTTTTTGAATAGGGCTTTTGAATGTAACAAGCATTGGCAGAATAGTATTTTCTGCGGTATCAATTATTCCATTTAAGTAAGTGTCATCATAAAGAGCAGACGACACACCAATTACACTTCTTAACTGACTGGCAGTAATAATGGTTGGCATGTCGTCCTCTCTTAACTCCCATTTATAGCTGCCTGAGATCGGGAGCAACCTCAGGCATGACCTATTAGGTTAGGTTAAAGCGGCGAACT